AGCATCCGCTGTGGTTGTGACACTGCCAAGATTGGCAGTCATACCGATACCAGTTATAACGACATCGCCATATTCACCCCAAGCGTTGTCACCCCAGGTAAGTCTTCCCCACCCAGTATTTATTTCACCTGCGGTTGTTTCATCACCGAGAGTAGTAGTTAATGCAAAACTTGTAGCTACAACGGCTACATCAGCCTGATCGCCCCATTGGTTTTGTCCCCAAGCTCCTGTGCCCCAAGTTGGTTGACTCATAGGAAGTTACCTCCCTATTATCCTGAGACTCTTAATATCGCGGCTGTGCTTGTTGGTGCTGGAAATTGAATTGTAAATGTACCAGAAGTAGCTGTCTTATCACTTCCAAAATCTAAAACGCATACTGCTGCATTAGTCACTGCAGAAGATGTATTATAAATTAATGCGCCTCTAGAAGTTATTGTTACGCCAGTAAAAGAACGATCTCCAAAATCTGCTCTAGCTACGCCGGCAGTAATGGATGTTGGATTATTTACTAACGCACCACCTCCAGCTGAATACTGGCCACTTGCTCCAACTTCATTAGTTGTAGTGTAAGCAGTCGTCGCTGAGTTTAGAGTTGCTGAAGAAGTATAAAGAGATATTTTAAACTTGTCCCCACTTGTTTGGGTAAAGTTTTGGTCACCTTCCAACAGTTGCTTCTTAAATGCATTTGCAATTGCTTGTGTTATAGCCATGTTATTTTTTCTCCTATTTTCCTATACGAGGAACACCACTTTGATATTCATCTCGTCTTCGTCTTCCCATTTGTTCGATTGCGAAGCCTTCAACGACTTGTTTATACTTTCCTTCGTATAATTGCAACAGATCATTTGGTCCTTTTAGAAAACTAAAAGCTTCTACAAGGCATGCATACAAAAGTCCATTGGGAAAATTCAAACTTATGTATGTGGTAGTATTTGTACTAGATAAACCAGGGTCTTTCAAGATATAATTTAACTGGATTGTGAAAGTAGCATTTGGGGTTGGAGCCACCACAATTGTGTCTTGGTCCCACCAGCTATAATATTTAGGAATGCCTGTAGCATTAGTTGGATTAAATTCTGACATAAAGCTCGTATCTCTGTATTGTAAAAAATCTCTATTATCAGCCACTCCCACACCATCAGAATCTACTATTTGGGCTGATCTAATTACTAAAGCATTAGTTGGAGCATCAATAAATCTAGTAGAAGCTACTAAATTAGCTGAAGCATATCTTCTATTACTGTCGGAATCTATGTCTCGTAAAATCCTAAATTCTGAATCTTCAATAAATCCATCAACAATAGTCGCAGTCAAAACGTTTGAATCGACTTCTGTGTACTCTCTAATTTTTGTTACTAATTCATCGTATGTCATGTTTGTTGTGTATTCAATGGTCCCGCTAAGACTTGAATTCCTCCTCCTACTGCACTCGCTGCAGCATTTGCCACTAATTGAAAAGTATAACTATTTTCTTCTGTTCTAGTAGTGGGCATTCCTGGTTGTGGTATACCAGTCGTTTGTACCATGGTTATAGAATAACCACCAACAATAATTGCGCCTGCCAAATGTTCACTAGCTGTTGTATTTCTAAATGTTACTCCCCTAAATGGAGAATTAGTTCCACGTGTACAGCCTGTAAAAGCGTTAGGAACATTTCCCGTATATTGAATAACTTCATTATTATAATAAGAATCTCCCGCAGGCCCAGAAGTTTGTACTTTTTCAATCATAAAATATCCAGAGCTTGGAAATTGTGCTGAATTAGCAACTTTGATTGTAGTTTGAACAGAAGTAATATCTAAACTTAAGGTTGTTGTTAATTCTAAAGTTGAAACAGCTACTCCACCTACCGGAGATTTAACTTCTTGAAATCTTACAATATCCTCATCAACTCTTGCACTAAACGGCTCTGAAACTGTAACTTGTTTAGACGCCGCCGCAGTTGTAAAAGGATTTTTAGGTAAAAAATCTACTGTACCAAATTCTGTTCTTGCCGGTCTTGCATTTTCTAACCCCTGGGGGTCAGATACAAATGGCTTTGGGGTCAATTGTGGTTGTTTTTTTTCATATTCTGAATAATGAACAAATGCTCCATTCCATTCTGTAACCATTTGTCTCCAGGGATATGCTAATCCACTTCTATCTGAAATTGCTAATGCGTATTTTCCTTTTGCAAATTTTGCCATAATTAAATACTCGGGTAATAAGTTTTAGGTGAAATATAAACACTTGAAGGAGATCCATCTTCCTGAAGTGCTCTAGAAAATTCGTCCTCGTAAATTAATTTTAGTTCCTGTGTTCTTTGGGGAGCTTTTTTCATTGATAAATAATAAGCTAATCCTGCACACATAGCAGGGACAAATCTATTAACTATATCTGCTTCGTTAGTATAGGCCCCGGCATCTTGAATTCTTTTTACATAGTAATAAGCAATAAAATCTCCGGCTTGAGTGGAACCAGGAGTTAAATATAAAGTCATTGTAACTTTATCTATAAATCTTTGTACCCAATATTGTGAAGGTTGTCCTGTAGCTGTTTTATTTGAAAAAGCTGAATATTGTGATCTATTAATTTTTGAAAGTGGAGTGTCCACATTTGAAGTAGTTCTAAAACTGGCTTCTAATATATCGGATGCACCATAAACAGCAGTCGCATCTGAGGCTCCATCACCAGTTGATCTATACATGGTGTAAGTTGCTTGATCAGCAACTAAGGTAAAAGTATTTTCCGCAATTTCCCAAAAATGCGCACCTCTATTTTGCCATTCTTGAAATAAAATATTTAATGATCTTCTGGCTGTTCTTAAGTCATTTCCAGAATAATCAAAAAAACCTAATCTCTCAAAAGACTCTGTAATAATATCGTCTATCGAGAATGTTTTCTCGAAAGTAGTTGTGCCAGAAAAAGCCATGTAAGACTCCTAACTATGCAGAACTGTTAACGATGTTACTTGCTCTGTTGTAAATGCAGAATACACCGAACTTGAAAAATAAATAGGTTGAGGAAAATTCATAACTATATCATGAAGATGTCCACCTTTTCTTATTTTAAATAGTTCTGCTCCACCACTTCCATTAGTTAAAGTAATCTCTCCGGCTGCTGCAGGGCCTGAAGCATGAATGCCATAGACTCTTGCTGCACCAACAGTAACTGCTTTAGTTTCGCTGGTTACATTAGTCGAATTAATATTTGTACTCGATCCAAATGCTGTCATAATTTATCTCCTATTCTTGTAAGCTCCCGAAGGAGCTCACAAAATTTATTTATCTATTAGCTCCAAGGGGTAACCATTGTGCCACTACCATTTAAGTTCGCCTGTATAAGCCAAACTCCATTAGCAGCCGCTCTACAATAAACCATTGAACCTCCTAGTCCACCTCGTGTACTACCGTCCAAAGTTAAAGTATCAGTTCCTGCCGCATTGAATCCTTCTACAGAATTATCTCCTGTATCAACATACCATGCACTACCTTGAAATACATCAGCATTACTTCTACCTGCTGCAGTTCCTGCATTCAAAGTAAAAGTTTCACCTGATAGATTTGCCGTTAGCAGAAATGAGATTTCATATCCAACTCTGTTAAGAGAGTTTGGATCATCTGATCCTGCTACATTAGCTGTAGTTGTAGTTATGATTTCAGGTAAGTTGAAAACAACTGTGTTGTTTGCCAGTTGTACTACTTTACCTTGATACAAATCGATGCCAGTTATATTCGTGCCACCATCAACAGTACCTGCTCCTATTGTCCCTGTCGCCATGTCTGGACCTGATCCTAAGAATCCTCTTAAAGATCTTATTGGTCCACTAAACGTTGTTCTTGCCATTTTATTCTCCTAGTTTGTAGGATATCGTCTCTAGGCCGTCGACTATACGCGTCGATATCCAATTAATATTGTATAGTAATTTGTTTATAGCTTAATTTTTGATTGAGTGCAAGAAATCCTACAGTAAAAGTACGATTTTAGCGATGTGGTCTTTATTTAAGTTGCCACAGAAACTTGGGCAGCTGCATCTTTAATTGCATTTTCTCTATCAGCAATTTTAAATTCTTCAGCTTTGATCTCAGTAATAATACCTTTAATTGTATTATCAATTTCGACCATGTTGAGAGTATATTTTCCA